AAGAGCATGGGTATAAATGGAGTAGTGTTTGACCCATGGAATATGATAGACCCTACAAGGAAATCAGGGATAACAGAAACCGAGCATATCCGGGACAGCTTAGAATCATTTAAGGCATTTGGTAGGGATTATAATGTAGCTGTTTATATAGTAGCACATCCAAACAAGCCATTAAAAGAACCGGGCGGTAAAATTCCAGTACCTAATGCTTATGATATAAGCGGTTCCGCACACTGGTACAATATAGTAGACAATATAATTTCTGTATGGCGTAACCCGGAAGAACTATCAACACCAGTGCAAATACATATCCAGAAGGTAAGGTTTGGGGAGGTAGGTACAAGCGGTACATCGGTGGAGTTAGAATTTAACAGGGCGACAGGGATATACACCGATACAAGTAAGCCGATAATCGTACCTAAGAAAAAAGAAGAAACGGTTGGAGAAATGCAGAAGAGGTTAGGGGATGGTTGATATACAAAAAGTAGCCGAGGAACTACAAGGCACATGTAACACCCTTGATTCTGTGCTGGAAGAATACGGGCTTGACGTAGGAGAGCTAACACTAGAACTATGTCAAGACCTTGACGAGATAACTATGATGTGTGATACATGCGGTTGGTGGTGTGAGCCGTCTGAGATGGAAGGAGATACTTGCGAAGATTGCAGAGACGATTAATTTTACAGGTCAGAAAGCAGAAAGGAATTGCAACATAAATTTAAGAGAAATAAGTACAATGCAGTAGCGACAATAGTAGACGGGTTCCGGTTCGACAGCAAAAAGGAAGCGGAATATTATAAGGGATGTAAACTTTTAAAAGCGAGAGGAACAATAGTATTACTATTAAGACAAGTACCTTTTCACCTTCCCGGACAGGTCACATACAGATTAGACTTTCTGGAATTTTACAGTAACGGAAACGTCAGGTTTGTCGATGTCAAAGGCAGGGATACTCCCATGTCTAAGTTGAAAAGGAAGCAAGTAGAGGCGTTGTATAGTATCGAAATAACCTTAGTTTAAGGAGGTATTCAATGGAGTTTAAGGATTATATGAAGGCGGAGAGGCCGGATGTTAAACCCGGTAGCGGTCTGTATCACGGACACGAATACACTTGGTATGCAGCAAGGAAGGGCAATGAGGAAGACGGCAGAACACTGACCGAGGGAGAGTTTGACGAAGCAGTAGGACACGTAACCAGCTTTTACCAGAGTAAACGAGCAAAGCTGAAAAAGCAGCTTACCCACTGGATAGGCAAGTTTAGCATCATAAAGCAGGAAAACAACGTACTGAGACGAAGGCTGATAAAGGCTCAATGTCTGGTATGTATGTATGAGAACGTAGGGTACGGGAAGGCTATCCCTAAAGGAACGTTGCAGGACGCAGTACAGAAGGTGGAAAGAGCCGTCCATACAAAGGAGCCTATTCAATGTTGATAGAATTGAACAAGAACGAACAGACGATAGTAGAGCACATGGCACGCAAGAGGTACGAGCATTGCCGCAATGTCGGAGCAAGACCTACTTTATATAATGAAACCGAGTCCATGGAAAACGAAGTTAATTCCTTTGGTGGTGAGGTAGCTTTTTGTAAACACTTCAACTTATATCCAGACCTTACGGACGACAGGTTTGGGATAGAGGATTGCACAATGGCAGACGGAAACACGGTAGATGTAAAAACTACTCCACACAAAAACGGCAAACTACTGATAAAGAAACTTGACAAGAAAGAGAGGCCAGATTATTACGCCTTGGTGGTTGGTACATTCCCTAGATTCAGGTATATAGGTATGGTACGAACAGAAGTAATAATTGTACCTGAGCGTATAGATCATTTCTTTAAAGAGCCGGGATATGCCATGACACAGGCCGAGTTATTAGAGGTTGTCTATGGATAAAGCAGAATTTAAAAACAGGTACATTGCACAAATGACTAGAATAATGGGGCAATATGAGGCATACTTTGAATTTGCTGCTACCTCTGCATACGACTGCTACTTAGAAGACCCGGAAGATGTGACACCAGAAGACCAAGCAGACATCGAAGTTGAAGAATGGGGGCATAACTTATAATGGGGAAAATTGCTGATATGGTAAGTGACTTAGAACACAGCAAGGGCATAACAGAGTATATTTTAAATGAGACGCAAACATATTTTGCAAGAGGCGAAACTGACCCCAATTTTGTAGAATGGTTTAACAGGCGGTTGAAAGACTACCGGGAAAGGGGTATGGAGTGACGGACGAAGAACTTGAAACTATAGTACATGCCGGGAGATCATCATACACACTGGACACCGATGACTTTATAAAGGCAGAATTTGCTATCCATTGTATGAAGAACCAAGATAAGGAAAATGGCGAGGCAAGATTTTGGCCGCTTTTATTCAGAAGGGAGAGAAGAAAAGGACATGGACGAAGAACAGGACATTGAAGCAAAAGAGACAGGGATTGTTAATACGCTTAATGCAATAAGCAACATAAAGCGACAGGCGATGGAAGAAGAATCACATTTCTATGTTGCAAAGATAATATGTGATTGTGAGAATTTAATAAAAGAGCTACATGGTGAGAATTGCTTTTATCGTAGAGAGAACAAGGCGGTTACAGACCAGCTCAGGAACCACTTTGCAGCACTGGCAATGAGCGCATTGCTAACGACATACACAGACGAGGGCGATGTTGTAGAAGAGGCTTACAGCATTGCAGATAACATGGTGAAATATGGCCAAGAAGAAAAACAAGAAGGTGAAGTTGAAGGCACAGAAGATGGCCTTGACGATGCCGACACCGAAGATAATAATTGAAAATGACAGTGCACCAGCAAAGCCGGATGACATGAGACTACAATTTGCAACATCAATTATTAACGCATTGGTTATTAAATACGGAGACATCGGTGGAGCGCAAGACTCCCGGCTGGTAACTGAGGCGTACAGGCTGGCAGATTTAATGGTAGACGCTTATTTTAAGGAGACCTGAAATGAAAGCAGAAGACATAGTAAATGAAGTAATGAATAAGGTAGGCATAACAGAAAAACAAAGGTCACAAATGCCGCCGATGAACACAGCTTATCCAGAGTTTATATTAGACAGAGATGGAGCGGTATATCATTTACAAGACCTGTATAAAGTAAATGCTTTACCGGGAAAAATAAATGAAGACGGAATTATTGTGCCTGTATAAGGCTAATTTTAACAAAAGGAGGAAGAGATGGAAGTAGTAAACATTGGCATCATTATAAGGAACGATCATAACGATACGTTTCCGGTAGCACTAACACCGAGTATGGTACAGATCATCCAGAACTTATTGACGCAAATACCTAAGCTGCAATCAAAACTGGTTGACCCAAGTGGTAAACAGATTGCGGCAACGGAGTCAATACCTATTATCCCAAGGCGTGTGACGTTTGATTGGGCGGCAGCATACGAGCCGATGGATGCAGACGTAGAAAAGAAGTTAATGGCGGAGTTGAACGAAGAGTATATCATGGACGAGGAAACTATGAAGACTGAGAAGGAAAACACGATAGAGCAAGACGGTAAGGTGATGAAGCTCAATCCAGATACGGGTAAACCTGCAATAGGCCAAGACCCACAGAACCCCTTCAACGTTGAGCTTAAAGCAACCGGACAGTCAAACGTAGGTATGGGTGAGGCAGAAGTTGCGGCAGCAATGAAAAATGCTGACCAGAAGTTAGTAGATAACGCTACATATCCTGAGTCATTAAAGAAAAAGGAAGTAGATCAGAACAAGCCGGAAGAGATTGCAGATATTACTCCAAATCACAAGGTTGATATTGTTGATGCCGGAAAGCAGGAAGACGGAGATGTAACGGTTAAAATAGAAGCACCGTTAGGCCTTGGAGCAAAGACACCAGCTCCGGGCGGTGAATAACAAATAGGTACAAGGGGGCTAAGTATGTATGGCATCTTGGAGTTTCCGGGCTGGGAGGAATGTCGGGTGGGAACGCTGCCTTGTACCACATTTTATGCGCCGTTGATGTTCGTAGTAACGTTAA